ACAGAGTCGAGGAGCTGAGTCTGGAAATAGCCAGAGAAGATGCCAGAGTGCTGGAATCGGATCAGTGTTCCGTCGGGGAGCATAAGGGGGGTGGTGAGGATCGAATCGGTCATCCAGTTCCATAAATTTTCAAGCCGGGAGGGGTCTGTTGTTTCAGATGTATCGGGGTAGTCCTTGGTAGGATGGTAGCCGTGTGTGAAATCGAACATAGGGCGGAAAATGCGAGTGTGAATGTCGCGGATTACTGTGTGTCGAGCGAATCGGTCGAAACCGGACCAGTCAATAGTCAGGATGCCTTCATGTCTAGGGAAGTAGGTCGAAAAGTAGGTGTACAATCGATACCAACCGCCGGTGAGTGTGACAAATGGCCAGAGTAGAGCTGATTTCTCTTTCAGAGATAAAAGCCATGCTTGGATGGGCCAAATGAACATGAGTTCAGCCATGAGACTAGTGGATGGTGCGCCAAATACGAGTCGGACTTTATCTTCGTCTTCTGCTTTGACAAGGTGTTGTCGAGCAAAGGCTGTGTGCCAGTAACGTAGATCGTGTCCAGAATCATTGGTAGTGCGTCCATCTTTGATCATGTGGATATGCTTTCTGTTAATGTAGAACATTTCGTTGTAAAGATTTCTCTTTGACATACGAGCGTCAACCATTGGGGGGTCGAGTGACTGTCCTTTGTGCGCTTCTGCGAATAGATCGCGATAGTAGGGCTTTGTGAATGTAGATTCATCAAATCCTGCTTCGTAGCCGTGAAATTTTTCGACGACATAGGCGTTCCATTCTTTGCTTGTGGCAAATGGGGCTCCAATGCTGGCAGATAGCTTCCAGGGATAATGTCGGAGGTCAGCGAAGTGAATGGGTTGAAGTAGCTTTTCAGGTGTGAACATCTGTTTAACTTTGAGAATTGCTTTCTCGTAGTGTTCGTCTTTTGGGACGTGGTGTTCTTCGGAATTGAGCTTGTCAATATCCTTTTTGAGGGCTTCTTCGTTCCAGGGTGATCTTCGGTAGCCAGAGATAATATCTTGGGCTTCTTCAGGTGGGAGGAAACGGTTGAGGGCGTGGTCAACAACGTGATGGTAGGCTTCAATAACGTGGTTATCTTGTATATTGCCGCGAATGGCTTTAGCAAGAGTGCGTTTGATGCCGATGACGAGGTTGTTCAACATGGTGTGTGTGTATAGGGGTGGAGAGTGTTCTTCAGGGATAGGAACTCTTTAGGTTTTCGAGACTGAGATGGGTTTTCT